TAAATAATCTATCTATAGGTTCTAAGTATTCTTCAATCTTAACCTTAGATTTTTCTAATGCTATAACTTCTCCAGTAACAGGTGAACATATATCTTCTGTTAATGAATATGTTCCAGGTCTTAGTTTATCATCTTCCTGGAACCAAGCTGACTCTTCAAGTTCTTCCATTTCATCAGCTGTTAAAATATCGGACATAACTTTTTGTATTTCTTTTTCAGTTAGTCCAGTATGTTCTTTTATTAAAAATAAGGCCGCGGCATAAGTTGCTAATTTTGAACCTCCGCCAGGAGCCTTTTGTAATAGTCTTTTAATATTAAAAACTAATCTATGAAAAACAGTATAAGCAGATTTTTCAGCTGGTGTTGATAAAGTTTTAGCTTTCTTTAATACTTTACCTTTATCATCAATTATCCCATACTGAAAAGCTTTCGTATTATCCCAAGAAGTTGTTAACATTCTTAGAAAACGAAATGCGTAAAATAAATCTCCTGCTCTTGATACTATTCCCACTATAAATTCCTTAAAACTCCTACAATATATGGATCCATTGGTACATCTAATTTTTCCTTTTCTGGCAAATAATGTAAAAATATTAAGAATGGCTTTATATAGTGCCAATGATTCTCATCTATTTTGTACCAAAGCATCCTATTTGCAGCTTCTATTCCAAAGCAATTATAAATTACAATTAGATGATTTAATATCAATCTTTCTTGTAAATCATTATGTGCTTCGTATCGGCTTAAAAGTCTTTTGACATACTTAAACCTATTAACATCTTCCCTAAATTCATTAACATCTATGCACTCAGGATTATTATAATGTTGAGATGCATAAAGCTTAAAATTCTTTCTATTCAACTTATCAAATACTTTCATCATATATTATATATGTAACCTTAAAGGTTAATATTTTTACTTCTTGCCAGGTTCGCCGTAGTTAACACTCCAATCACTTCTTGGAAAATTAACAAATGATTTAAGATTACCTAATTCTTTTACCATATCATCAAAGTTAACATCACCCTCTACTTGACCTCTTGGTAAGTCTGGGTTTTTACCAGGAAAGCCTGGATAGATATCTAATTCAAAATCGCTTGATCCTTTACCAACCTTGAAACCTTTTACAGTCTTAGGGCCGTTAAGAACTTCATCTTCTTTGTATCTTAAACCTAATTTTTTAAAATGCTTTTGCACTATTTTTAAAGCTGCTTTAACATCGTTAATAACCTGTGTTCCAGTGTTATCTTCATCTCCAGCTGTTTGATTCATTTTTAACTTACCACTGAATCCAGTAATATGCATAGTTTTAAATGGTGGTTTAGGTACCCTAAACGCTTCTCTAAATTCAAAAAAGTTCATTAGTCTGATTCTCCTTCACCTGCATCATAGTTTTTATCGACATAGTTAAAGAATTCTTTTCTTTTCTCTTTGTCTAACTCTTGAGGTGATTTAACTCCAAATTTCTTTAATGCGCTTTGAAAGAAAGCTTGATATTTCTTCTGCTTATCAGTCTCTTCACTCTTAGGTTTTTCATGAGTGTATCCAAGCTTTTTCATTCTTACATGATCTTCAGGCTTTTCAGCTTTATACTCTTTGCCTGTTTTAGGATCATACATCATATGAGGTTCAAAGGCTTCTTCTAAATCTTCTTCCTCTTTAATGTCTTCGAAAAGCTCTGGATATAGATCTTCTAGATCTTCTGCATCCATTCCCATAATATCAGGGTCCATCATCATATTAACAATAGCCTGTTTATCGCCAGAAATGTCAGCCATACCTCTACCTTTAGCTTTAATCTTTACTTTATGTTTTTTTTGGGCATCAGTAGTAACTTTTCTATCTCCGACATAATCGACATCAATAGTAGTTTTACCTTTACCCGCTTTCAGCTTCTTTTCTTTAATGTTGCTACCATCAGCTTTCATTCCTGATTTTTTAACAACATGCTTCTTTTTAAAATCCTTTTCGCCAGTTTGTGGACCATTTTTACCAGATGGTGATTTTGGTTCATCAACTTCCTTAACGGATTTTTTACCCTCAAGAACATCGCTAACTGATGCAGCAATGCTTTGAGTTTCTTTATCATGCAATTTTGCCATTTTATTTTCCTCTCTTATTGTATGAAAAGCATTCCTGTAATCCCAGTGGCTGCTGCCGCGATGACTACCCAGAATATTTTATTTATTACACTTACTGTAGAAGCATTAGACCTAACTAATCCTTCTAGCCTATCAACTCTATTTATAAGAGTTAAGATTTGTTCTCCTTGTTGTTTACCAAATTCGGTTAGAGTAACAATCTTTTCTTCAGCGCGTGCCAAAGCTATAATAGCTTCAGACATACGATCTATTTTTTCTTCTATACGGTCAAGCCTTTGGGCTTGTTCAGCTCTTTGTTCCGCTGCTGTACTCATATTTATATATCCTACATCGTAATGGCGTTACGCCTTTTATTAATCTATGGTATTCTCCTTTTTTAATATCAAATACCATACCCTTTTTTAATAGCCAGGGTAAGCAATTTTGTAATTGGAATTGCCATCCTTCGCCATCTAAAATTTCTACTTCCCTGTCTTCCATATCACGGTGCCAAACGTATTCTGCGTCTGTCTTTTCTGGTAAGAATTCTCTTATAGATCCTTCTTCCCAGTATGGTTTACCAAAAGTAATTTCCACCACCTTTTAATCCTAGGTCTTTTGCGTACTTTGGTAATCTACAAGACCAGTAACCTGGAGTGAGTTTATCTGTTTTAGTATCGCAGTTGTGTCGTGATGCAAAATTCCTAGCTGCATCGCGATCATTGATTTTAGAAGTAAGACCACCTTTTTCGTCTCCAAAATTTATTTTCTTTATGTTTCCAGTTTTAGGGTTTTTAACATATACAACATATTTTTTAGGTCCTGAACTTCTACTTGGTTTATTAAGTTCTGGATCAGGGCCTTCAATCAATGGTTGCTCTAAAGGAACATATGTACCTTCGTATAAACCAAATCTATCTTGAATATGTTCTAAAAAATTATTCATATTTTTTTATTTAGCCGCCAAATTCGTGGCCAGCTACTCTTTTCATTTGTTTTACAAACTCTTTATAGTCTGGCTTATTTTTATAAAGTTTAATTGTAACCTCAGGTCTATCTTTTCCTTTGATTCTCCAGCCGTAACCATCTTCTTTATGTTCTGGTTTAGTTGTTTTTACAACTCTTCTTTTAAATCCAGCTTCCCAAGATTCACCTTTGTTCTTACCTTCATCGACATCTTCTTTGATTTTACCTTTAATTAAATCGTCAAGGTTGTTATCTAACCATTCAATGAATTCGTCTTCATCGTCTCCACGAATCTCACCATTGGAACTTGCCCAATTACTAAGTTCGTCTTCAGCTTTCCTGGATAGTTCTAGGTTACCACTTCTTTGTACTTTCTGAAGTTCTCTTTTGTGTTTACGAACTATATCTTGAATCTTCTTACTTTCTGCTACGGTTTCTTTTGCTACTAACTTCCAACCTTGCCTTTTCATTTTGTCTGCTGTCTTACCATCAACCTTTCTGGTGTATCTACCTTTTTTGACAGTATATTTTTCTGCGCCTTCTTCTACTTCTTCTGGTACACAGTTTGGAACTTCTTTACCATTCTTGGTTTTAGTTCCTACTTGTTTATATCCTGGCCAGCATGGACCTTTGTTTTCATAAAAATCTTTAAAATTTTTCATTATTTGCGTACTCCTTTTTCTAAATCATATAGAAAAGCTTTGTTTTTTGCTTGGCCTTTTGTAGTAATTTTTAATCCTACTAATCTACCGACGTTATTGACTAATTCGGTATTACCTTTTCTTAAATCTTTTTCTAATTTAGTTTGAACGTCTTTAAGCACAACTTTAATAATGTTTGGTATATCCATTACTAATGGTGCTCTTTCGTCAACATTCAGTTTTCTAAATTCTTGAAAAGATTTCATTTTAGGCTATCTATTTCCTTTTTAATTTTTTTATATTCTGGGCCGCCATGCTTAACGTCCATTAATTTATTATATAGATCTACTACTTTTTCCATATCTTTAGCTTTAACTTCATTAACTTCTTCATCAAACATTCCAGAATCTTTCATCATTCTAAGAGCATCTTTTTTTGCTTTTTCTGCATTTGATTTTGAAATCTTTTCAACTGCCTTTTTAATCATAGCTAAACGCTTCTTTTTATCCGCATCTGATAAAGCTTCAAAAGTTAATTCTTCCTTTTGAACATCTTCGTTAGCTAACCTTAAAGCATCTTTAACCATAGGATCATTACCCAATCCTTTTTTCATATTTTCTATTTTTTTATAAGCACCTGTCATATTACCACCCATATCTAATGCTATTTTTACAGCAGCAGATACTAAAGCAGACGGAAATTTACCTCTATACTTTTCTCTTAATTCTTTGAATTTCATTTAACCATTCCTCTTATATCTCTTTTTGCTAGTCCGTATACATCTACCAACCATTTTTCTAAACCTCTTTTATCTCTACTCATGACGACTAATTCCATTTCTCTCTTATCCCAAGTATCGATATACACTCCATCCTCTTCCCATTCATCAGCGTATTCTCTTGGATCGCCCATATCAAAATCTAATGTAGCTTTATAATTTCTTTCAGAAATCATTTGGCTTTCTCTTAATTCTTTAAAACTTTTCATTTTTTTTATCCTTTTACCTTAGCGGCTAAATCTTTGTCAGCTTTACCCCATGTTCCGCTTGACTTAGTAACAAATGAATTAACTCTTGCTAATCCCCATTGAATTGGTGTAGTGCCTGGTCTGTGTCCAGTTCTCCATGCAGCTACTCCTCTATCAAAAACTTTCTTTAATATACCATAAGGCATTCCACTTTTATCAGCTTTCTTTTGAATAGCTTTTTTAGCTCCGCCTTTATCTTCTACTATATAATCTTCAAATGTAAAGCTTTCACCGTACATTTGCTTATACTTTTTAGTATGCTTAGATGTTTTAGTTTTTGCTGTTGCATCACCAGGAGCTGGTTTGTAAGCTGCTGGGTTATCGTCATCCATCTTTGATTGTTTCTTAAATTGTGCTGCTCTTTTATCTTGCGTTGATTTACCTAAACCTTTATGATATTTTTTAGGTCTCTTCTTTTTCTCTTCGTTTTGGCCTGGTGTATCTTTTTTATATTTTTTAGTTAATTCATCAGTTCCATCACAACCTGCCATTGATTCTACAGATTCCAACCAAACTCTTTTTCTAAAATCGCCAAAATTAACTAATAGATAGTTACTACCTCTATGTTGTATAGTTCCAACATTTCCGCTTTCTTTTAATCTGACTTCTTCGCCTTCGTTAAATAGATTTCCTTCAATATATTCTTCTCTTGTTTCTGAAAGCTTTGGTAATTCGACATGTGGTCTTACTGATTCTTTCTTTAAACCCATTCCTTTACGAACAGCATAATATAATTCAGTTCCATCCCCTGGAACGCCAGATGAGAATCCTCTTAAGTCTCCGGCCGCGGCAGCTGCTCTCATTTTAGATGCAGACATTCCTGATATTCCTTCAGCATCTGGATCTCTTTCGCCAGCTGAAACAACTTTTATTGCACCTTCAAATTGATAAAAGCCATGTTTTGCTTCTACTCCATTATACTTATTTAATAGTATATCAAATTCTTTGATCCTATCAGATCCTGCAACCATTGTTACTTTTGTGAATCCTTGGTCGTATAATTTAGTACCAATATCCATAACATGACGAACATCGCTGTCAGCCATTATGTTTCTTGCGTGTTTTGGGAATATTTTACGTAGGAATTTTATTTTATCTTTAAATTGTAATGGATTCTTTTTAGCATCTTGTGATTTAGATGCATAAATTCTATACGCACCGCCACGAGCTATTTTCTTAAGAGTAGTAAATAACTTTTCATGGCCTGTTGTTGGAGGATTAAACCTGCCAAAAACAAATGTTATTTCTTTGGTTTCCTCGACTAAATAGTCGGAAAAGCTTTTAATTTCCATTATCCTCGGTTCCCATTAGTTAGGATTATCCCAACCTTTTATAATATCTTTGCTGAAATTATTAGTAGAAAATTCTAATCGGTCTACTAACTTAACAGCTCCACCTTCCATACGATCTATAGCAACAAAACCTTCAGGGTTGGTTACTCTAAATCCGGATGTTGTTTTTACAAACGTCCCAATCTTTGATAGTTTGTTTAGTTTATTTATAAGAATTAATTTACTATCAATCACTAAATTTTGTAAATCAAATATCATTTGTAGATTTTTTAAATTGCTTTTACTGAAAAATTTTAATAGTTCATCTCTTTTTGTTATTTGTACATCTTTACCAGCTTGTGATGATCTTTTATCTATTTCTTTAGCATATCTGTCATTAACAAACATGATTAATCCAGTAGCATGTTTTTTGGTATTTTTAATTCTTTGTCCTTGCCTTACCATTCTATTATTGTAAATGTTAACAATAAGGTTTAATTCTTTATTAGACTCTAGCTCTTTTAATGTACTAGTTTGTATAGTTCTAAATATTTTACCAGCTGATGATAACTTTTGTGATAATAGTAAAGTTTCTTTAGCGGTAAGCGTAGCCGTTCCTGATAAGTCTGGCAATGTAGCATCAACCATCCATACATCCTTTGTTTTTCTTAGTTTTGGTACTATTTCTTTACCAAACTCTGCTGTCATTGTTTCAAATGATCCGCCAGAATATGCAGTATGCCAAACAATACCTATTTTAGCTTGTGCTATTTCTTTAGCTAAAGCGTTATCTGATGGTATAGCATATACGATTGTATTTGGATGGAAGGTTAAATGATTAATTCCATTAATTTTTTGTGTTTTTAAATCTGATTGTTCAAACATAAAATCACCTTGTATAACATCTGTAATGCCTAAATCTTTTAAATTATCGAAAGCTAGTTTTAATTTTCTGTTAAGATCTCCAGAGGTATCTGCATCAATATCTTCATAATTTTTATACACTTTAGGATTTTTTGCAAATATTCCCTTTTTAGCAACAAAGAATTTTCCATCTGTAGGATCTAATCCTGCGAATACAGCGGGGGCCCCGTCCCATTTAACGGTAATGTCCACAGGTGCTTTTGCACTACCAGATAACATATCCCTCAAAGATCTAAGCGCTAGGATAGCTTGGCGGGCCCCCTTGACTCCTCCATCAAGGATTAAATCCTCTATGTGTGTCATGTGAGTGTTTTTAGATTCGGATAAGTATGTTGTTAATTTTTTCATTATTTTCCTGCCTTTACATAAACTGCTGATTCACTACCTTTAGATCCAGCATAATTTACAAAATGAGTTACAAGAGCATTAGCTACAGTACCACCAGCTTTATCTATATAATAAGCAACATAGGTAATAGCTAATTTGGCTGATATCCATTGCCAATCCTTTTTAGAAAGTTCTTCTTTAAATTCGTCGTATGAAACGTTTTTATAGAAATGATTAAACATCATATAATAAGCTTTAATTTCTCTTTCCTTTCCAGCAGCTATGTTTTTAGCTAATTTTACAATCCCAGCTTTATGTTCTGGTAATTTTTTCCTAGTTTCTCTTTGTACATAATCTTTCATCGGGCCCCAAGATATGCCACCGCCTCTGGCATTCTTACCTTTTATCTCAGCTTTAATACTTCCACCTGGTGTTCCATCCTTTAACATCATTGAACCAATATCGTATACAAGCTCTGCAGATTTAGATGACCAATAAGTAGCTGAGCCTCTGTCGGCTTCTAGTTTAAATCCGTTATATTTGTGCATGTCAACGTCAGGTGGAACCTGATTATTGAATTCTTTTATTGGTGGTGGGAATTTTACTTCTGGCCCTTTAAGAGATATTCCAACCAATCTACGATTGTTAAAATGTTCTAATAAAGATTTGTTATACGAGGTAATATTTGCTGTTTTTAGTTCTTTTAATGAGAATGAATTATCTATTGCCCATATGTCTCCTGGATTCCATTTATCGTCTTTAAGAGGTTTAAATCCAGTATTTTTAAATGCTATATCTTTACCAGCATATATATCGATCATTCCCTTAGTGCCACGATATAACTTCATTCCCTTTTTTACATATCCTTTTTGAATTAACAATTTACTAATATTATATGATGATGTAAACCATGGGCCTTCTAGTTTTAACATATTGTCTAAACTTTCATCAACATCAATTCCTTTAGCCGCGCCTTTTAGAATATCAGGTGTAAAAAAGCTCTCATCATGATTATAGCCATGTAAAAGCATAGCTGATATCATTAAACAATTGTGAGATTCGGTTAATTTAGTATTAGCAGTTCCTCCACCAGCTCCTCCGCCAGCTCCTCCAAATACTTCTGCTTTGCCTATTTGAGTGTTTTTATAGGTTTTACCGTCAGTACCATTTAAGAAAAATCCAACTTTATAACCAGCTTTAACATATGCATCAATTACTCTAATAGCTTCTTCAGGATCGGCAACTTTAAATGAACCACCTTTTGCAAGTTCTATAGGTTTACCATCTTGAATTAATCTTTTTAATATGTCTGTTCTAACAACACCAGTTTTTCCATTAGGCTTTTCCCATTCGGGATTTCCCATAGGAACTAGTTTTTCATTTATTTCATGAGATTTAAAATTAAGCATATGCCCTCCTCGTTATATCTATTTATAAAGATTTAAGCATCAAAAAAGGGATTTGGTAAAATATTTCCTTCGTCATCGAACCTTATAATTTTTTGTTCGTGCAAGATGCTCAACATTTTTTCAGTTCCAACTCTTAACCCTGTATGATAAGCAGTATATGAACTACCTGCTATACAAATAGCTGTTATGATTATCATTTCAATCATCTAGTACTACTCGATGCATTTCTGAATGATAACCTTTTGCAGTCATTTGTGAATGAAATTTTATAGCTTCTTTCATTGATTCAAATAAGTATTCTGCTACTAAAACTTCTTTATCCTCGTCCGTGACGATAACTCTCCAACTTTCCATTATCCAGTCCTCATATATTTTTCTACTGGTTTGAGCTCAATAAATTTTCTACGAGATTTTGAAAATTGTTTCATAGGAGATTTAAATTGAGTATACTTTTTAGTTCCAGTAGTTTTATAGCCAACACAATGGCCTTGACCATTTATAATATAGGTATGATTAGGAACTTTATATCCTACATCATCCCAATTAGTTATTTCTTTAAGAGCTTTAAGATCTTTCGTGAATGTAGACATCTATTCTCTCCGCATGTTTTAAAGGTAATTCTCTATCGTATCCTCTAAATCCTTTTCCATCTAAAATGGATTGTCTTGTTCTAGGTCCTCTGCCATGTAGAGTAACTCTATATCTTGGTAGCTTTTGAGGTGCTGTTTTACTGTAACCATGCTCAAATCTATATTGATTCGTTTTTTCTTTTCGTTTATTGATTTTATTAATAGAGATTACTGACTTTCTAATTGTTTCTATCTCTAACATATCACCTGCACATTTAGTATGTGCAGTCATTACATAAGCATCTGTTCTCATATTATACTCCTTGTGTCATATGTGTGTATGAATCACCACATGAATCTATTTCTTTACCGCATAGGCAAATATTTTCTTCTTCTGTAGAAGGTGCACCGACAGCATCTCTAATTTGATCTTCTGTCGCATCTTTGGTTAGACCAAACTCTTTATAATAATCAACCATGTGGCCCTCCCATTTCTAGCATTTGTGTAAAAACAAGACCTTTTAATTCATCTCGCTTTTTATCCATAAAGGTTTCAGCACGAAATCCGTCACCGTTTATTGGTGATGCAATTCCATGATTATTCCATAAAGTCGATAAAACTTCATGATCACTTAGTTTTTCTACCGCATCAGACGCTGAGTCTGCGATTTGGTCGTTAAATATATTACTCATTTTTCACTCCTAATTTAATTTTATATTGTATATTATACCACGTTTGATTGAATATGTACAGTGTTTATTGAACTCTATTATCAAGACTATCTACTTGACCTCTAATCATATCAATTTCTGTTTCCATTAGTTCAACTTTTTCTAATAGAGCATCAACCTTTTTGTTCATTTCTTCTATTAAAGCAATTGCTTTTTCAATCCTTGCCATTATAGTACTCCTGTCCATCTTACGTTATCCTGCCATCCATCTTTAAAGATGTTTCCTCTAGCAAAGTTTTTAGCTGGAGCTTTCCAGGATTTAGCCATTAGTAAATCACCAGGTTGAAATGCTTCACCTGTTTTATTGTCTGTTCCCTTTGGTGGGTTTAAAACGATAAATCCATTGCAGCTTCCTTCTCTAACAAATCTAATAAAGTTTCTATTAACTTCTACTTCGACCTTTGGTCCTTCTACATGTTCAGCATTAGATCTGATTCTCCAAGCTTTGAAGTCATTCTCCATCTGCTTAGCTACTGATTCTGCTTGTTTGATTATTTTTGCCTTATCCATAAATTCACTCCTTTTTTGATTTATATAGTTATTATAACAAGTATTGAGGCAAATGTACAGTGTTTTCTGCAAAAAACATGCAGAAAGTTAGCCTATATATCACTCTGACTGGCCTGCCCACCAGGACTCGAACCTGGAACCCTCAGCTTAGAAGGCTGATGCTCTATCCATTTGAGCTATGAGCAGATTGTCAGACAACATCGTCTAGTGGAAAAATGTTGTATATAACATCCCCCACAGCTTTTGCTATTTCGATATGCTCCTTTTGAGTTCCGTTTTCAGACCGTAATTGTATGTAATGAATCCAAGATCTTAGAGTACCATTTACATACATTCTTGACATTGTTAATCCTTCGGGTAATACAGCTCTTGCTTGTTCTTTAGCTATACCAGCTTTTACAGCCCATTCATAAGCTTGCTTACACCTTTCGATTACAACTTCTTGATAAGATTCCCATACGTAATTTATGGAATCTTCTAATGGTAAATCAATACTATTCTGTCTGTTCTTATTATCTTGTAATCTAGCTTCTCGTGTAGTGAATGACATATCCTGAGTTGGATCTGCATACCTTTGTGAGAATTCTTGAAAAGAAAAAGATCTGTGTCTTAGTATTTGTCTACCGATATCTCTTGTAGTTTCTATTTCTAAACATGCACTTACCATTTCCAATGGAGACCAGTGTTTATGTTTAATTAGATATTGTACTAGCTTCTCAGCTGTTTTCTCATTGTTTTGATTGCCAGGATTTGATACCCTTGCACAATAAGCGACCAGTTGGAGGAGGTCGTCGCTTAACTCTGTCTCCTCCGCTGGTCGACTATATGATATAAGTTTCACATTAAACATATATTAGTCACTTTTTACCAAAGTGTAAACACCCCATGCGAGGCCTACCCATGCGAGTAGTTTGGCAATACCGCCAAATAAAACTACTGAACCACAGACAACAATTAGTGAAATTCCATCCCAAGATGTTCTTTCTCCTAATCTATCCATAACCCAGTTTTTTGCGTTTAGTAACATATTCATATATTTTCTCCTTTATACTTTAAAGTCTGCATATCGATCAGGACCTTCCCGATCGCCAAACTTATTTATTGGTTTGTCGGGTATCATATCAGACATTATATCTGACTGAGCCGACTCTTCTACATCATATAATTTCATGCGGGAACGATCGATACCAATAACAAATCGTTTAAATTTGGTAGGATCGTTATAACGATTTTTCAATTGTTTTACCATTATTTGACCTAACTCATCAAGTTCCTCTGTTGATATTAAAGCAAACATTAAATCAGCCGTCGCTGGTAAACCAAATGATTCCGAAGTGTCCTCCAATCCAACATCAGTATTACTGAAGCCAGACCTAGTCGTTTGCGTTGCCGAAACGATAGGGACGTTAAATTCGACAGCAAGGCCACGAAGTTCTTCCGCGATTGCTTTGATGTACGAATAACTATTTATACTACCACCCATACCTTTCATACGGCTAGATGCACAAATATTTAAATAATCCACATAGATTATATCAGGCAAGAAGTTCTTTTTAAGCTTTAATTCGTTTAATAAAGCTCTAAAATGGCCAGTATGGGCAGCACCCGTTGGGTACTCTTTAACAATAAGTTTTCCGATTGTGCCTGTAGCAATCTTTTGAATCTTATTATCAAATACATTTTTAGGTAATGTCTCTAATTGCTGTATCGGTAAATCCATAAGATTAGCATCGATACGTTCAGCAATTCTTTCTTCAGCCATTTCCATAGTAATATATAAAACATTTTTTCCTTGCTCTAGAATTGATGCAGCACAGTGACACATAAATAAAGATTTACCTACACCAGTACCTGCAAGAGCAATGTTTAATGTTTTATTTGGCAGTCCGCCTTTTGTAATTTTGTTAAAATAATCTAGATCAAATGGTATACGGTTTTCTTTCCTATTGTAAAAGTCAAAACGATCTTCTGAATTATCAATGTAATCATGCCCTACAGCTTGATCAAATGAAACTCCTAGGGCAGAAGATAATATTTCAGGTATTGCACCTTCAGTTTTTTCTTTATCTTTGCCATCAATGATTTGAATTGATTCCATAATAGCATTATATACTGCACGATCTCTACACCATTTTTCTGATTCTTTAATTAGGTAATCAGTATCAACATCAGACTTAGATTTAATTTCATTAATAAGATTTGTTGCATTAAGCATGACCTCATCTGGTGCTGATATTTTTCCTAATTCTAACTCTAATACTTTACCCGTTGGAAGTTTATTGTGTCTAGCAACAAATTGAGTTACTAGGTCAAAGATAACCTTATGTGTTCCTTCAAAATAATCTTTTCTTAAATAAGGTACTACTCTTCGGCAGTATTCTTCATTGTGTATTAGATGGTTGAGTATGTGTGTTTGCAGTTCCAATCTTTGCCTCTTTGTTTTCTAGTGATTCAGATATTATAAATTGTAATAGTGCACCAATATAATTTTGGAATTTTTCGTTGTTCGTTAATTCCTCTGGTTCACAATTACCAGAGTCGTTTAGATTCCAGTTAAATGATAAAGTCGCATTATCGTTTACCACATCTTCTGAAATTGAAACGGCTCCGTATGTAAATATAACATCTTTCCATTTGCCTTTTAATAATTTTATTGCGTAAAATTCACTTGCAGTGTTTTCTAGCATTTTATAATCATCATTAGATATATTATACATGGTTTCTTTACTCATGTACAGTGTTATCTGGGTCTATTTCAACATCTAGCAATGGCTTATGTCCGATTGAATAATAGCTTTTAACAAATTTCTTAAAGTCTGTTTCTTTAAAAATTGGATCCCAAAATTCTTTTGTAAGTGTATCTTTTTCTCTTACTTTAGGTTCCATGACTTCTCCAGTAGCATGATCCACTCTTGCATACCAACCAACATTTGGTTTAGTAACATAACCTCCAGCAAGTCCTACATCTAGCAATCCGCCATAAGGTGCAATTCCACCTTCCCATGTAACTGCAACTGGAATCTTAGATTTTTCTTTAACAAACCTAGATTTTTCTACATTAATAATAAAGTTATAGCCTTTAACTTCTCCGCCTTTTTTCTGTTGCTGTCTTCCAACAATCCAGATATTATCTGCAGAGTAGTAAATGCCAGTTCCGCCTGAAACAATTGCTTTAGGGAACAAACCAATTTCTTGGTATGTATGATTAACAGCAAGTAAAGGAATGTTCTTCATGGTTAGATAAGGAGTGACCATTCTAAACAATCCCTTTAATGCTTTAGCTCTTGACATATCTGCTACTGACTTTTCGTTTAATGCATCTTCTAATTCTTTCTTAGATGCTAAGTTACCAATTGAATCAATAACAACTATTACTTTATCGTTTCTTTCAATAGTATCTAATTGATTAACTAAATCAAATTTTAATTGCTCAACATCTGTAATTGGTGTGTGTAATACTCTAGATGTATCAATACCAAATGCTTCAAAATATGATTGTGGTGAACCAAATTCTGAATCATAAAACATTAATACTGCATCATCGTGTTCTTTTAAATAAGCACTAGCCATTAGTAAAGCAAATGATGTTTTAAAGTGTTTACTTGGACCAGCTAAAACTGTAAGACCAGAAGTCAATCCTCCATCAATATCACCTGATAGTGCAACATTCACCATTGGTACATCTGTTGTTACCATTTCTTTTTCGCCAAAATAAATAGATTTATCTAGTACTTCAGTACCTTTAATTCTACTATTCTTTTTTAATTTATCCATTATTGACATATTATTTTCTCCTATATGCTCCTAGCTGTTGTGATCTTTCGTATTTACGAGTTCTTGCAATAGCTTCTTTTTTCTTTCTTCTACGTTTTTGTGCTGGCTTTTCAAAGAATTCTCTTTTACGAACCTCTTGCACGATACCAGCTCTATCACATTGCTTTTTAAACTTTCTTAACGCTATTTCAAAAGGCATTGGTTTAGATGGTCTTTTATCTCTAGGATTTCTATTCCTAGCTTTTAAATCTACACTAGGCAACGAACTCCTCCCCTGGCTCCCAACTGCATCCAGTTAAGCCTCCAGCTTTGAGTGCCTTTAATGTTCTTAATACTTCTTGTGCATTTCTGCCAGTATCAAGTGCATTTACAGACACATGTTGAATAACTTGGTAAGGGTCAACAATAAAGGTTGCTCTATAACAAACTCCATCGTCTTCATTTACAATACCAAGTGAGTGACTTAATCCTAAGCCACAATCTGCAGCAAGTGAATGTTGAATATTGCCGATTAGTGTATTTTCTTGTTTCCAAGCTAATTTACAAAACTCGTTATCTCCACTTAGCCCAATTACATTTGCTTCATCTACTAAAATATCCATTGCAGATATCTCGGTTGGACAAATAAATGTAAAATCTTTTGGATAAAAATAAATAACATTCCAATAGTGTTTAACTAACTCACATGGACCCATGTTATTTTCTTTATCGATTCCCATTAAATTAAATTCTGGGAATTGTTTACCTACTGTTAACATATTTTCTCCTAATTAATATATACTATTATACCATACTTTAGTCGGTTTGTACATGGTTAAATTGAATATTTTGTTCCT